AATATTATACGGATGGCCGCTTTGGGAATTTTGAATTTTGAATTAAAGAACTTTTCAAAATTACAAATATGCCATTTGGAGTCTCCATATATATAGGACTCCAATACACCGATACATAGAGAGAGTTTAGAGACACCGATTGACCAAGTCAATATGACAGCCCCCAATCGGTTTAAAATAAATGCAAAAAATTATTTTCTCACTTATCCCAAGTGCTCTCTAGCTAAAGAAGAGGCACTTTCCCAATTGTTAAATATCCAAACACCCACATCCAAAAAATTTATTAGAATTTGCAGAGAGCTTCACGAAGATGGGACTCCTCACTTGCATGTGCTCATCCAATTCGAAGGTAAATTCCAGTGCAGAAACAATAGATTCTTCGACCTCACATCCCCAACCAGGTCAGCACATTTCCATCCGAACATTCAGGGAGCTAAGAGCTCTTCAGATGTCAAAACCTACATGGAGAAAGACGGAGACGTGCTTGATCATGGAGTTTTCCAAGTCGATGGAAGATCAGCTAGAGAGAGTTGCCAATCTGCCAACGACGCATATGCCGAGGCAATCAATTCAGGGTCCAAAGCTGAGGCCCTCAATATATTAAAGGAGAAAGCTCCAAAGGATTATGTATTACAGTATCATAATTTAAATTCAAATTTAGATAGGATTTTTACACCTCCTATGGAGGTTTATGTTTCTCCTTTTCTTTCTTCTTCTTTTGATCAAGTTCCAGAAGAACTTGAGGAGTGGGCTGCCGAGAATGTCGTCAGTGCCGCTGCGCGGCCGTTAAGACCCATAAGTATAGTGATAGAAGGTGATAGTAGAACGGGTAAGACCATGTGGGCTAGATCGTTGGGACCACATAATTATCTGTGTGGTCACCTAGACCTTAGCCCTAAGGTCTACAATAATGATGCTTGGTACAACGTCATTGATGACGTAGATCCGCACTATCTAAAGCACTTTAAAGAATTCATGGGGGCCCAAAGAGACTGGCAATCAAATACAAAATACGGAAAGCCAGTTCAAATTAAAGGCGGAATTCCCACTATCTTTCTCTGCAATCCAGGACCCAACTCTAGCTATAAAGAATTCTTGGATGAACAGAAAAATACAGCACTAAAAAATTGGTCTTTAAAGAATGCGTTCTTCGTCACCCTCGAAGGCCCACTCTACTCAGGTTCCAATCAAAGTGCAGCACAGGTTAGCCAAGAAGGGGAACAGACGTCGTCGTGTTGATCTCCCTTGTGGTTGTTCATATTTCATAGCACTAGCCTGTCACGATCATGGATTCACGCACAGGGGAACTCATCACTGCAGCTCAGGCAGAGAATGGCGTGTATATCTGGGAGATTCAAAATCCCCTTTATTTCAAGATAATAGACCACCAGAACCGTCCATTTCTCATGAGAGAAGACATAATCACAATCCAAATTCAGTTCAACTACAACCTACGGAAAGCTCTGGGAGTGCACAAGTGTTTTCTAGTCTACCGAATCTGGATGACTTCACAGCCTCCGACTGGTCAATTCTTAAGGGTCTTTAAGACTCAGGTTGTTAAATATTTAAATAATTTAGGAATTATCAGTATTAATAATGTAATTCGTGCAGTTGATCATGTATTATGGGATGTATTAGAACATATTGTATATGTAGACCAATCTTATTCAATAAAATTCAATATTTATTAATTTGTTACAGAATCATAGAAATAGATCCGTATCTTCAAAGTAGCATACACTGGGTTAGAGGCATGAGTACATGCCATATACAACATTAACGCATTCTCAGAATGATTCTCATACTTGCCAGCTTCTTGCTGGTTATACACAACATAATTATTAACCCTAACAAACTTCTTCACGAGAGCTTGTTCTTTAGACGCATACTGTCCACCAGTAACGGTTGCATGCCATTTCCGAAGCACTTGATACCTGTCACGATGAACATTCTTCACAGTGGCCGTACTGGGCTCATTATCAAACATGTTAAACACTTCTCCAAAATCTTGGGGTTTATCGACAGGCCTACGATCCCTAACAAGAAAAAACATCACACTATTAGTGTGATTCTTGGTCTTAATATTTTCGTCCATCCATATCTTACCCAGAACATACACAGACTTAACACAAAACCTTTTACCCACTCGATGGGTCATCCCAGTTCCACGAGTAACATCACTGACACACATGACTTTACCTATATGCTGAATGTCATGTCTAGACTCAAAGGACTGCACCTTACATGGGCCTTCACAGCCTCTAGGCACATCAGGACTTCTGTATATCCTGTACATCCTGGGCTTTCTGTTCATGGGCCTGTTCGCCCATGCTCTTGCTTTGGTGACGCGGACAATGGGGGCAGCAGCACGGCTCGCATATGGGCTGTCGAAGTTGAGACGGCGGCGTACCTTCGAAGCGGGCGTGGAAATGATTATATCTGCTGGTCGCTTCGACATAATTTCTAGCCCTAATAACTGAAATTAAATCCCTAATTAAATCGTACCCTAAGGTGTCGGGAGAATAAGTCTTCTCTACTAACTGCAAATATTTAACTGCTAACATACATCTAAAACCGTGAACGGATTCGGGAAACTCATTCACTAAAGGATCCCACATTTTGTAATGTGGGAACTTGGGGACCAAGTTTATAGAGGGGACCAGGAAACAATTAAGCTTTGAGGGTCGATTTTCATTGGTTCACAGGTCTTTGTCAGTTAGTACGCTGCGGGGACCACTTTAAAAAAATCGCGGCCATCCGGT